CCTATAGTAAAGCAAGACCCACAGGCATCTGGATCAGCGATAACTTATGCAAGACGCTATGCTTTGCAATCGATCGCAGGAATACCGACAGCAGATGACGATGCAGAGTCCGCAATGCTAAGAGGCAAAGACGACAACGCGCAATACGAAAATATGATAAGCGAATTGATGCCAGTTGTTAATGCTATAAAAGACGCGATAGCAGTCAACGATTTATCAACAGCAAATGAAGAATGGAACACGCTCAGTAATACAGAGAAACAACTGCTATGGAAAGCACCAAGCAAAGGTGGCGTTTTTTCGACACAGGAACGCGCCACAATGAAAACACCTGAATTTAGACAAGCCCAATAGGAGCATAAAATGAAAGTAGGACTAAATGTAAGAATCGATGTAACAAAAATAGATAAGGCGCGACTATACAAAGGCGCAAAAGGCACATACCTAGACCTGACTACATTTGTCGATACAACGACAGCAGATCAGTACGATAACAACGGATTTGTTAGTCAGAGCCTGACAAAAGAAGAAAGGGAAAGTGGTGAAAAAACACCGATATTAGGCAATGTGAAAGTTTTTTATACAGACACATCATCGCCTGCAGGATCAAGCCAGTATGAAACCAGCCAAAAGGTCGGTAAAGTTTTGCAAGAAGCTGATCTATTGGAAGATGATATTCCATTCTAGAAAAAACCCCGCCCCCGAAAGGGCGGGTAAACCATAGGAGTTACGATGGTGGGGAAACCATCGCCAACAGAATATCACACAGGAGTGAAAAATGGTAGATTTTGGTAAGTGCTTAAAGACAGCACAAGAGCAAAAAAGCGTAAATTGTACGCAACTGGCGAAGATGCTAGGAGTGCATCGGCAGCAGGTAAATATATGGCGCAACAAGAAAAACTGCAGACTGGATACATTAATAAAGGTTTGTGAAGCGTTAGATTTTACGGTCGATGAATTTTTACAAAGATAAAAAAAAGCCCCTGTTATGGGGCTTTACAATTACGATGGTAATTGTGATACTTGATGTGCCGATCAAGAAAGAAAATAGTAACACAGAAACCAGAAAAAACCCTTCTTTTTTTATCGCGCATAGTTATCGGGCTAGAGGCAAGCGAACCTGTTGAATTAAACGCTTGAGCGTGGTTGACCCTCCAGACATAGCCCCCAGGTACAAGTCAGTGCTTGACCGGGATAGTTTACAGATACGATACGATAACGAAAACACTGCTGAGTCGAGCAATCCCTCAGATCAAAAATTTAACATTTCGATGTTAAAGGGTGAAACTTGAGCGAATATAAAGTCAAGGACACAAACTAACACTTTTTGTCCGCTAGCTTTAATAAATCAACAAGGCGAGGCTTGACCGAGCCATAAAGGAGAACAAACATGGGAAAAGGCAGTACGCAAAGACCAACTAACAGGGTCGCATTTGATCAAAACTGGGATGCGATTTTTACTAAAAAAGAAATTAATGTTTTAAGTTTATTTGACGGCATGAGTTGTGGGCGCGTAGCGTTAGAACGCGCAGGCGTTAAGGTAGGCAAATACTTTGCAAGCGAAATAGACAAGTACGCAATCAAGGTCGCACAAAAAAACTATCCAGACACAATCCAACTGGGTGATGTTTGCGACATACAATATCCTGAAACTTTTGATGGACACAAAATAGATTTGATTATTGGCGGATCACCATGTCAGGGATTTAGTCGCGCAGGGCTTGGGCTAAACTTTGACGACCCTAGATCAAAATTGTTTTTTGAGTTTGCTCGGCTAATAAAAGAGTGCAAGCCGAAATACTTTTTACTTGAAAACGTGCGAATGAAGCAAGAACACCAAGACGTTATAACTGAAATACTAGGCGTTGAACCGATAGCCATAAATTCAAACTTGGTAAGCGCACAAAACCGACATCGCATCTACTGGACAAACATACCAAATGACGGACAACCAGCCGACCGAGGAATCATGCTAAAAGATATCCTCGAGGACGATCCTGAAAACTATGTGATCATGAGCCAACGATTTACAGACAGAAACAAAGACGCAGGATGCCTAATAGACAAAAGCAAGATGAAAGCAAGCAACTTATCAGCGATGGAATATGTCAAAAACGGCAGGCAGGGCGACTACTTAGCCTGCGACCAAAGCGGTACACCAAAAGAACCAGATGGCGTACTTTTAGAAAACGGAAATGAAGAATTATCGCACAACGAAATGTGTCAGGTAGGTGATGCAAAAGAATACTCACACTATAACCACAGGGCTACAAAAGCGGTCTATAGCGCAGAGGGAAAAGCGCCAACACTGCTAACAATGACAGGTGGCAATCGGCAGCCAAAAGTTGCGATGTACCAAACGCCTAGAGGAAAAAACAAAGGCGGAGTGACGATGAGAGACAAATCGCCAACAATAAGTAGCTCATCATGGGAACACAACAACTATGTCGAAAGCAACATAAGAAAAAAATCAAAATGCGTGCGGTCAGGCGGTCGCGGATCATACGACAGGCATGAGTGGGACAGCGTAGACGAAAAACACTGGCGGAAACTAACGCCAATCGAGTGCGAGCGATTGCAGACATTGCCTGACAACTACACTGACGAAGTATCAAACAGCCAACGGTACAAAATGCTAGGTAACGGTTGGACGGTTGAAGTAATATCATATTTATTTAAAAACATAGGGGAAACAAAATGAACGGGAAGTGGACAAAAGAAAATTTTATAGAGCATCACAAAACCAATCCTGAAATTTATGAAATGTTTGTAATGTTTGCGCTTAAAGTGGCAAAAGTTAGAAGCTACTACTCAGCAAAAAACATATTTCACAGAATGCGATGGGAAACCGCAATTGAAGAAAGAGGCGGTGATTTTAAAATAGACGATGGGTGGATTAGTCACTACGCTCGCAAATTTATGGATGATTTTCCGGACCATTCAGGATTATTTCAAACAAGAACCCGGATCAATTCATATCATGGAGAAAAAGATGCAACTTAATACAGGCGAAACATACGAGCCAGAACAAGCTGACATTTTGGCATGGCAAAAAGCATATCAAGCGGTCGATGTTTATCAAGAATTAAACGCGATGGAATCATGGCTAGATGCAAATCCAACACGCAGAAAAACGAAGCGCGGCATAAAGCGCTTTATTAATTCATGGCTATCCCGGGCGCAGGACAAAGGCGGATCGCCAATGGTAAAAGCAAAAACTGATAACTTGCGAAACAGGTCGGTCGAAGATGCGCTAGCTGATGTGACATGGATAAAGTGCGAAGAAACAAAAAGCATGGCAAAAAGCTATTTTCTGCGTAAATATGGCTTTTACTGGGATGGAGAAAGGGCGAATGGGTAGAACAAAAAAAATCAAATACAGAGGAACAAATCCTAATCTTATTGATGGGTCTGCATACACGCTAACACAATACGCGGCAATTGCAGGAGTTGGATACAGGTGCTTCCAAACAAGAGCATCTGGCAAACAGGTTATAACCGACAAAGAACTGCAACCGCATAACAAGCACAAAATACCAAAACGATGGCGCAATACAACTAACTTCGAGGTTAGCAACTTGGATACTTTAGCAGAAGAAATATCACAAGAATGGCTTGGGCGAAAGTTATGACTCAGGGTGAATATATACTTTTTAGAAGCAAGCAGGAACTGGAGCAAAGGCAACAGCACTTAATAGACAAACTTAGCGATTGGGACTTTAACGTCCCTCTTGCGGTAAAGCTACTGCCATATGATCCAGAAAACCCTAGAAGCATTAGCCAAAACGCACTATTTCATAAATGGTGCAGAGAAATAGTAAAAGGAATGCAGAAAAAAGGTTTTTCAGTTACAGAGGGCGATCCTGCTGAAGCATGGAAAATGTGGCTGAAAAAGCGCTTTCTTGGTTGCGATGATTATCGAATAAGCAAAACCCAAATACAGGGACAGGTAAAACGCACATCAAACCTAAGTAAGGGCGATATGTGCTTTTTTATGGATCAATGTTATCATTGGGCTACAGAACAGGGAATCAGACTAACAATACCAGCTGAATCTGAATATGCGGAGTTAAAAACCAAACAGGAGCGATAACATGATCGACCCGGAAGCGTTAAAGCAATTCGCGATAACAGAAAACCAAATAGCAGTTTTAGATGCTTTGAAAAAAACAGGATCAATACCAAAAGCAGCAAGAAGCCTAGATAAAGATATAGCTAATACCAGGAAGCTAATAAAAAACCTTGAGCGCCGGGCAGCAAAAAAAGGCGTAGCGCCGCATAGGGATTTGACGCATCAAACAGCAGAGGGATTTAATGCAAAACGAATCTCAACTGCATACAAAGATGGAGAGCCTATACTGCAATGGGTTATCCAAGAGCCAGAAAAGCAAAGCATCAGAGAAAAAATAGAACACACCATAACCGGGCTAACTGACGATTTGACCGGGCTAAAAAAACCAACTAAACCACCAAAAATAGTAGACTCAGACTACTGCGCTTTATACTTAATCGGTGATCATCACTTTGGAATGCTTGCAGACAGCGAAGCAAAACTAGATGACGATGACTGGGATACCAAGATAGCAACTGAAACACTAATAAAAGCAACGGAACGGCTCAATCAAAGAGTAGGTAACGCGCATACTGGGGTCTTGGTCAATGTTGGTGATTTTTTTCATGCCGATTCGTCAAAGGCAGAAACTAGCGCCGGAACCCGGGTCGATGTTGACGGCAGGATATCCCGGACATTTAAGCTAGCCGGGCGTTTGTTTCAGTTTCTTATAGACAAAATGCTAGAAACGCACCAAGAAGTTATAGTCATAAATGTTAGAGGCAACCATGATACCGATATGGCGTGCCATCTTTCGAGCTGCCTCGAGCTTTTATACCAAAAAGAAAAACGCGTAAATGTTTTGCAAAATTACTCAAAATTTATTCACTGGGAATGGAATAACAATTTATTTGTTTTTCATCATGGCGACAGAATAAAACATGAGCAAATCCTGCAGACAGTGATAAAGCATTTGGATGATGAGTGGAGTCAATGCAAAAATAGATTTTGTCACTTAGGACACATACACCATCATCAAGCCCGGGAGATAGCCGGAATGCATTTTGAGCATCATGGTGCGCTGTGTTCTACCGATCAATGGCATAGCGATTCCGGATACGGTGCAGAACGATCAATGACTGCGATCGTTTATCACAAAGATTACGGTGAAGATAGCAGAGTAAAAATAAAAATAGATGCGATTTAAATGGCTAAAATTATAGATATAAAAAACAAAAAAGGGACAACAGATGATACAAATGGGCTACGAATTACTAAAGAGTTTTGTGGAACTTGCGGTGGCAGCCTTGATTTGTGGAGTGGCGATGACGGTGTGGCTTATGGGGTTTGCAATTATTGCGATCTGGATATTGGTCAACAGCCCATTGTACTTATTAAGGCAACTGAGCATTAAATGGCAAA